ACAATACTATTGCTTCTACCGCCTTTGTACAGACCGCGGTATCTAATGGTGTAGCTAACTCTAACCATGCACCGATAAACTCCCCCGCTTTCACGGGAAGCCCGACAGCACCTACACCAGCTTCCGTAAGCAATGACACATCCGTTGCCACTACTGCATTCGTGAAGACGGCAATCTCGACCAAGGCTGACCTTGCTTCTCCGGCATTCACCGGAAACCCCACCGCCCCCACCCCCCTGGCCGGAGACAACGACACATCCATCGCCACAACGCAGTTTGTGGCTAATGCTGTTACCACAGGACTTTCTGGTTCAGGATTCGCTCCGCTCGCGTCCCCCGCATTCACAGGCAACCCGACTGCACCCACTCCTACCGCTGGGGATAATGACACATCTGTAGCCACCACAGCGTTTGTCACGACAGCGGTGGCTAACGGTGTTGCGAGTTACGCACCCCTTGCTTCCCCGACATTCACAGGCGACCCTAAGGCCCCGACACCCCTTACCGCCGATAACGATACGTCAATTGCAACCACAGCATTCGTTAAGGCTCAGGGCTATGCTACGCTAGCCTCCCCGACATTCACTGGAACCCCGGCAGCTCCTACAGCTACAGCCGGTGACAGCAGTACCGCTCTCGCGACTACCGCCTTCGTTACAGGCGCTGTAGCAACTTCAACGGCTGCTGCGCTGCCAAAGTCCCTCGTAGACGCAAAGGGTGACATCCTTACTGCTACAGCAGATAATACTCCCGCTCGTCTCGCCGTAGGAACGGATGGGCAAATTCTTACCGCAGATTCTACCCAGGCTACAGGCCTGAAGTGGGGTCCAGGCCTACCTACATCTCAGCCGTCATCCTACGCCTCGGGTACCGGTGTAACACTGGCAACCACCGAGGCTACTATTGGCACGATCACCATTACACCGCAGACTAGTTCCTCGAAGATTCTGGTTATGGCTCGCGTCTCCCTAACAAAGGATACCGGTACAACGGTCCGTATCGCTACTATCCGCGTTCGCGCTGGATCGCTGAACACCGATACACAGGTCGGAACTGACTCCGTAATTCAGTCATCTGCCGTTGCATCCACCGCATATTTCGGTGACGCATTCATTCTCGGTGAATATACAAACACCAGCACCGCAGCTAAGACGTTCACGGTCCGTGGTTTCGTCGGCGCTGGTAACTCTACCGCAAACTGGGTACTTGAAGCGGTCGAGCTTCTACAGGTCGGTGGCGGCGGTGGGGGTGGTACGGGAATCCCCGCGACACTAATCGACGCCAAGGGCGACCTCATTGTAGGTACTGCTAACGACACAGCAGCCCGTCTGGCAGTCGGAGCCGATACTACGATCCTCATGGCTGATTCTACTCAGGCCGGTGGTCTCGTTTGGAAGGCTAGCGGTGCATCACCGACTGTAAATAGCGTTGTAACGCGAGACGCAAACGGGCGATTTACTGTTCCGGACCCGGTATTCACCCAGGACCCGGTATCCAAGACGTACCTTGATGGTATAGTTTTCCCTGGACCTTATGCATCTGGTACGCCGACCTGGCGGGCTCCCTATGTCCAGGCCAATAGCACTATTACTCCCACGCTTGGTCGTCTGCAACTGCACCCGGTTCTAGTAGATTCATTTAAGGCTCTCACTGGGCTGGCGTGCCTTGTCACTACCGCCGCATCAACAGGGTCGGTATTTGTCTGCATATACTCGGATAACGGTTCATTCTTCCCAGGCACGCTCATTCAATCCATTAGTGCCTCTATGACGGCTACAGGTGTAGCTTCGGGAATTACGGGAAACACAGGCGTCTCGGCAAGATACTACTGGGTTGGAATTCTTCCGGTCGGCACTGGAGCCCCCCAATTTGAAGCTGCCACCATTCAGAGAGATTGGTCAGTGATGCCGTATGGTACTGGCACAACGCCTAGCGTCAATGCCGGTAATGATGGTCGAATCGCGTATCAGGACTCGCTGAGTACGCCTCCTTCCACATTTGCTGGCTCTCTAGCTGGGGACTTCAACAGCGGCAAGCTCCCATCTTGGGTAGCGCTCCGCATAGCATAATCAATACTTTTACGACAAAACGACAACTAGGGGTAGTAAATGACTTATGGACAAGGCGGGGGTGTGTACGGCTCTGGACGAGGCGTATATGGTAGCCTCTATGTGCCTGATACCGGTGCGCGAAAGCCTAAGACGTACGGTCTAGCGCCTGAATACCGGTACTTCACCGTTGATCTTATGACTAATGAGATTCTGGCGGAGGTACCCTTCCGTGGTGTCTCTTACGAGTGTGCCCTGAAGGCTGGCGGAAAGTTCTCCGGTCGTATCCCACTGACGGCTGAGACCGACAGTATGGACCTATACAATTCCACCATGCCTGGAAACACTGCGCTCTTCATTGTCCGCAATGGTGTGTGCGTCTGGGGTGGGATCATATGGGCACGTAATTACCAGTTTTCGTCCCGAGACCTAGCTATTTCTGCCTCTGAATTCACAAGCTACTTCTATCACCGGAAGATTTGGAAGACGTTCAATCATCAGTTTGGCGGTACAGTAACATACACTGGAGCTGAATCTCAGATTTGGACCCAAACTAGAATCAACTTTGCTACCAACCCGTGGCCTACCGCTTCAGGTTCTACCGACAACTGGCTGTCCCGGTTCTCGTGGACACTAACTCGTGACGGCAGCTACGCAATTTTCACTAACCCGACAGCGGGTAGCGCTTCAGGTCGTGGTTACGATATTTTCGGAAACTACGACCTGGCATCTCCTGGCACCGTGACGCCGTGGCTAACCGTGCCAGTGCGGGCAGGCGACCAGGTGACGGTATCTGTTCTCTCTACAGTCTCCAACGGAGCTAGTGTTCGCATTAATGCCCGCATGCATGATGGTGCAGGTAACTGGCTCACGACTAGTGGTGCAATGAATGGCACGTACCAGTCTATGGTTTCTGGCGTAGAAAAGCGCCACGCAGAAACCTTTGTGGCCGGGTACAATGGTTACATCGTGTTCCGCGTTGAACTCAATACCGCCACGTTTGCTGTTGGCGACACCATCAAGGGTCGTCAGATGCTCATCGAGAAGGCAGCTACTGCCGGAACATACTTCGACGGTAACTCTGGAAGTGGCACCAACTACCGGCACTCATGGGCAGGAACTCCGTACGCTAGCGCCTCGTACCACGAAGACGCGACTATTCCTAACTCTGGGTGGACTGTCATTCTCGATAACGGCTCGGATGTCCTGCCCCGTGGGGGTTCTACCGTTAAGCTGGAGTTCTATGAGCCTGACAACTTCAAGTACAACGGCTACTATCGAGTAAATTTCCTACCCGCGCCTAACTCCAAGAGATTCTCCATTGTAGGGGGCTACGCCGTAGCCGATCTGGTATCCGCCGAGACCCAAAATCTTACTTGGATTGTATTCCGCACGAAGGAAAATCACGGGTACAGTGACGGGGACTCCGTAACAATTACAGTTACTACAGAAAATGGTGTAGTAAATGGGAGCCCCCGGGTCATCACGGCACTCGTGGATGCTCCAGATGGTCCGGAGAGTAACTACTTCCGGATTCTCTATGCAGGCACCGGCTGGAACACCACTCTTATTCCTGTGGATGGTACTACGGCACGTACGCTACCTGCTGGTACGTACGAGGATGTCACAGTAACTGTACGGCAGGATGCTTTTGACTACATTCGTACTCTTATTGATGCAACATTTGCTGATTTCGTGGGTACTGATTTTCCTAATGTCTACATCGAGCCCGGAATCTCATGGTCTCTGCCTGTCATCTCCAAGCAGGCTATCAACGGATATGCTATCGTACAGACGAGTGAACCACACAATATCGCTCCTGGTCAAGCTATTCAGGTTCAAGATGTAGACGGCATCTTTGACGGGGAATATGAAGTTACCGATACGCCCGCACCGGATGTGCTCGTCTATGCTCAGGGCGGAAATTACCCACTCACAACCGTGGCTCCCATTGTCACCACAATCACTACTGTCCAGATGTCCGAGGGGGTAGCTACACTTACCACACTTGCCGCACACGGGCTTTCCGTAGGTCAAAATGTTACTATTGACATAGGTGACCCCTATGGAGATTTTTCTGGTACCTTTGAAATCACGGCTGTGCCGTCCACTACCACGTTCAAGTACGACACGGGAATTGCCACTAGCTACAGTTCTACTACGCTGTCCTATGCCTCCACTACAGTGGCAGGGGACCCTGTGAATGAAGTCACGCGCGTAGGTGTAGCCAGTAACGTAGTTACGCTAGAGCTGAAGGACCCACTGGTCTACTCAGTAGGTGACTCGGTTGTTGTAGCTAACGTAAACCGCGATCTTCAAATTGCTGAGAAGTCTCTGGATGCTCCTAACTCGAAGGCCACGGTCAAAACTATCGTTGACCACGGACTATCGGTAGGAGACACGGTTAGTATTTCAGGCCTTGTGGATACGGCATCGATTATCTCCAAGACGACTACCACGTCTTCAGTTACGATGACGACCGAACGACCTCACAATTTCCGGATCGGGGATAGTGTAACCATTAGGGGTACGGACCTACACAAGATCACTAATAAGGTTCTCTACAACAATGTCGCGACCCTTACCACGGCGGTGAATCACAACGTCTCCGTAGGCGCGCTGATTAGTGTCATTGACCTTTATGACAATGCTACGCCCATCAGCCGTGGTATGCTCAACAATGTAGCAACGCTTACTACAGCAGGCCCGCACAATTTTCAGATAAACGACATGATCACGGTTAGTGGGCTTACTGACACCTATAGTGTCGTCTCGAAGGAGGTCGTAGGTGGTGTGGTCACCCTTACCACATCTATTCCTCACAACATCCTTGTAGGCTCTAAGCTGACTGTTTCCGGCGTAGGCGTTCCTTTTGACGGTACGGAAATTACTGTCGATTCGGTCACCGCCACAAGAGTGACCTATAAGATTGATAGCAAGTATTGGGACGAGCAGAAGACTGCTGCCGCGCGGGCAGGGCAGAATCTGTACATCCCCACAGACGTACCGTCTTCAAAGGCGGCTGGCACCATTACGAATACCAATAGCTTCTATAATGGTCAATTCGTAGTTACGGCAGTCACTGTGAATACTGTGCAGTTCGCCCTATCCGGCGAGGATCAGCCAACCGTTACCGCCACCGGCACGAACATGAACATCTCCGCACCGAGTGTGTTCAATGGCACCTACACAGTTACCGCTCGTACGAACACCACGCTCTCGTATGCGCGCGCCGCCCGTGACGTGGGCTCGACTGCGGTTCCTCTGGCTGTGAACACTGAGGATGTGCAGCCGGTGATTTCGCTGAATACCATCCATGACGGCGCTCAAACAGTGACTTCGATCACACCGAACACATTCACCTTCTCACAGGTAATGCCGTCAGCCACAACGCAAGCGGTTGTACTGGAAGCTCGCAAGGCTTCGATCTTCAACGGTACGCGGACTATCACTGAAGTGCCGACAACAGATCGATTTGCGTTCGCGCTCACAGGATACTCAGCTAACGTATATGAGGCTAATGAGTCCTCCCCGTCCTACGCCAGAGCAACTGCAATTTACAATGGCACCTTCACCATAACTGCCGTCGATGCAGTACAGAACACAATCAGTTACGCTAAGACTCTACAAAATTATGGCTCCGTTCCTGTACTATCTCGGGGTCGGGCGTCTGTGAATCCAGTAGTAACTATCTCTAGCTTCGGCCCTTTCCCTGGAAACGCGGATATCGGTATGTACTATTCCTACCGAGGATATACCGGAATCAACCTAGAACCGGCTATGTATCGAGGGTTCGAACTTAAGAGTGTCGGAGATGCGCTAGACTCATATTCTGACAACATCAATGGCTTCGAGTACCGTATCGACTGCGCGTACGATGCCGAAACCGATTCATTTACAAAGACATTCGTAATGCTCCCTATCAACTTCCCGGACCCGCCTGCAACTGGCGAGGTCGCGCCTATCAGCCGATACGGTGCGGACAAGCTGATCTTTGAGTACCCAGGCGGCAATATCACAGAAGTCACGCTCGATGAGTCAGCAGAGGAAGCAGCCACGCGGTTCTTCGCCACAGGGGAGACTGATCTAGGTGCTGACGCTGGGTTCAATATCGGTGTCGCCTCTAGCCAGGACCTCCTGACTGGCAAGGATGGGCGTATTTGGCCGCTGCTTGATGCGTCCGAACAGATTAGTGGTGTGGACGATAAGAATGAGCTTTATGCCTACGCGCAGCGCTATCTTTCCGAGGCTTCGCCGCCCTACACACGCCTATCTGTAGAGCTAAATGGCTCAATTGCACCGTTTGTGGGGGACTATAAGGCAGGCGATTGGTGCTCTCTCATCCTTCGCGACCCATTTGCTGACATGAGACTGCAAAGTGATCTGGAGCCTCGTAAGGATGTTGTAGTCCGAAAGATTAGCTCGTATGAGGTACGTGTGCCGGATGGTGTTACGTTCCCGGAAACGGTGACGCTAACTCTAGTAGCCGAGTGGGAGGTAGATAAGCGTGGTCAGTAAGCGAGCACGATCAACGAATAGCCTGGGGACGCGCCTGAGCGCGATCCAGGAGGGTATGCAGGAACTTCAGGCTAAGACACGTACACCGGCAGACGACGGCTCTACGACCCGTCTAGAGGTCGTAGAGCGTAAAGTAGACCTACTGAGCAGCGCTAATTACCGCCGTGAGCAAGACCGCCTCGTGATGGGCGAAGATTATGTCTACGGAATCCTGGATCAGGGATATATACGGCGAAATGCCTACGGTCCAGCCTACGTGTCTATTAACGGTACGCTGACGAGTAACCCCTGCGAGTGGGCGTCTCTTTATGTTCCGTCTGGTCCTCGCACTGTCAAGCTAGCACGGCTTCCAGGCGAAAGCTATCTCATCCTTGGTCAGACGGATTCTATCCCGAACACCCTTGTCAAGGAATATCCGATTACGCTGCTAAACGACTGGTGGCCGTATAACGAGCGAAACAATACTAAAACTTGGTCGGACCCTCGGGCTACCGTACTTCCATCAGGTATAGTTTCACTACGTGGAATGGTCTCTAAGAATGGAACACCTGGTACCAATGAAATACTAGGCACGATCCCTGCCGCGATAGCTCCGGATTACGATCAGTACTTCTACGTCAACAACGGAGACGTGGCCCGTGGCGTTATAGTCGGCTCGGACGGAACGATCAAGGCTGCGGCAGGCGCTAGCACCTTTACAGCTAATCAGTTCGTTAGTCTTGATACTATCCATTACCCTGGCAAGGGCGTAGCTACCTGGACGAATATCGGAAGCGGCGGTAGTTCGTGGGGTGCCAACTTCGTAGACTACAACTACATGGGTGTACCCGCTGCATTCTGGAAGGACCCGTACGGGTTCGTTTGGTTCCGAGGACTCGCTAAGGTAGCTGTTGCAACGAGCACCGACAATACGGTTATCATAAATATGCCCTCCACACACCGGTCGTACCTAGAGCAGCACTTCCGTACTGTCGGAAATGACGTCTATGCAGGAATCGGATCAGGGCCAGTCACCGCGACTCCTCCGACCCCTGGAGTGGTCTGGAAGACCAACTCTCCTGCCACCGTAGGTTCATGGATTTCTCTCGCGGGTGCCCTGCTAAATACCTCCGATGCAAACACCATCAATACATGGTGGACTCTAGACTGGCGCATGAATAGCTGGATTAATAACAGCGTAAATCAACCACCAGCAGGCGCTACTCGACGGGCAGACGGACTAGTTTACATGAGAGGTCTAGTGTCTAGCGGAACGTACGGCGTCAAGATAGGAAATCTTCCGGACGACTACATTCCTCGCCAGCGACTCCTTATAGACAATATTTCTGGAAATGCCAGAGGCCGAATTGATATGCGCGGGGTTGTAGAAAGTCCTAACGACGACAGAGGCTCAATTTACTTCGCTCAGGGCACAGCAAGTTCCTGGATGGGTCTCGACGGAATAGCTTACGCCCCCTAGGAAGGACAGAAAGATGTATGAAGTACGTAATGGTAATAGAGTAATGCGGTTTGAGGGTCGGCACCTAGCCAACTCATCGTCAAAGCGTCCTGGAGCAGCACGCTGGATCGAGTTTGACCTATACAAGACGGAGGGCGGCAAGTACGTTCTAAGCCGCGTAGGCGTCTCGTACGTTTACCACTCGGTAGTGTGCCCACTTGTCGGTCGTTATGGCCTCCACGAGGCGCACAGCGCTGATCTGGACGCTAACGCGACACCCTGTGACGAGTGCCGTCCAGATGGGAGCGAGCCTGTCGTCTTCCCGGAGACATTCCGGTATTGGACTCTAGTTGCAGATGAGCCAGAAGCTATTCTCGACGCTCTTTACAAGGAAGATCATAACGGTGCTCGTTACCTAACCCGCGTAGCTGAGCGGCTGCTCCAAGAAGCAGCCGCCCAGGACGCAGAGATTGATCTTATTTACAGATTCGAGTATATAGACTAATCAGGCCCAACCATCTGAGCGAGGATTTCCGCCCCATGCAAATCCGGAACCGAAAGTGCCGGTGCCGGATGAGCCGTCCTGCGGTGCGCGTACGCTGTAGCCGAGTACCATGCCTCGGGAGCCAGTACCGACAATCTGTACACCGCGATCCTGAAGCTTACGAGTGAACGCGATCTGAGACATAGCGCGCTCGCCACGACCCTCGCTCCAAGCCTGGTACGGTCCATACATCGACTTGATAGAGATTTCAGCCGTTGCGTGCTCTTCCATTTCCTCTTCAAGGAACATTCCAAGACGGTCTTCGTTCTTGCGGTACATCTCTGCCGCATCTTCTACACGCTTGCACCATCCGAGCGCGTCAGCATCCTTAGAATTAAGGATAATCTGAGCGCCCTCGACAGCCCAGGCGAGGATAGCTGGAAGTCCACCGTCAGGGTCATGCAGATACGCCTTCAGTGAGGGGTCTGACACAACAGGCTGGCGGTCCCACGGGATGGGGCGAATACGACGCCACATAGCATCATCAGTAATGATAGGTCGGTGGTTCGTGGTAATCCACAGTTTAGCCTGTGAGTCGAACGAGAATGGGCGCTCACCAGGTGAACGCGCGGTGATTTCAGCCGAACCTGTCAGCTTCTTGACCGCGTTTTCCTTCATACGCTCAGTCTCAGGCAGCTCGTCAACCCAGATCATGCGACGACCACGCATTTCAGCCCAGTAGTACTGGTCCGTATTGTTAGACTTGCCGTCACCGGAGCCGAGAACCTCGGACGGAAGCGGGAGTGCGTACTGCTTCGTGCCCATCGCCTTAACGAAAGCTTCGATCAGGACGTTCTTACCAGTACCAGGAGGCCCGTAGACGAGGAACAGCACGTCATAGGTGTGTAGACCTGTCAGCGTGTACCCCATAGCGCGCTGGAGCCAGTCCTGGTACTCCTTATCGCCGTAGGTCGCGAAGTCCAGGAACTCACGGAAGCGAGGCAGAGAGTCGAAACCCTTCTGATACGCAACCGGGGCACGGCGTGTGATATGTAGGTCTGCGCGACCGCTAATCAGTTCTCCGGTCTTCAGGTTGATGACACCATTCTTTACACCGAAAAGGTGCGGGTCGGAGTCCCAGTACTCGACAGGTACGCCGATACGGTGGTCAGACTTAGCTGATTCAATAGATGCGAACTGGCGGGCGTTGGACTTTGTATCTTTTGCCCACTTCACGGCGACCTTTACGGCCTCCTTGTCCGTAAGTGCAGCGGCTTCAGCACCAATAATAGCGCTCAGCTTCTTTGCATTCTCACGGATACCGAGGTCTTCTACGTCAGGCTTCCAGTACTGACCATTCCAGAGGAAGAATCCGAGGCCAGGTGTGTACCGCATCGTGTTGCCGAAAGCGTCAACGAGACGGCGACCGTTTCCGGTATCCGTCATCGTACGTTCACCGGGGAGACCGCCCTCTTCCTCCGTCAGTGCGTCAGCGTCTAGTGCCATGGAGACGGCGGAAGGCATCGCGTTGAAGTCTTCGGCATCGTCAGCATCGGACGTAGTGGTCTCGTCGTCCATGTGCATCGTGTGAATCTTGACTGGCTCTTCATCGTCGCGGACCATAGCCGATGTATTAGCCAGGTATGTGCCGATTTCCTTGCCGAGTGCTGTGTCACGGGCGAGGTCACGCTTCGGGTTGGCGTGGACGAACTCGATAGCGCGCTCGACGTGCACCATAAGCTCTTCCATAGGCAGTGGGGGCTTAACCTTTTCAGCATTGAACTTCTGCATAGCAGCGACAACGCCCTCACGACCAATGGGGTCCGTACCGAACTTGTTAGCCATAGAGCACGCGATACGGTGGATATCTACGGCGCGAGAGCCCTCGGATACACCCTCATCCATGAACCGGTCGAGGTCCATCTTCTCGCCATTTTCGGAGTCCATCTCTTCGATGAAGTCCCAAATGCCACCCGCGCCACCCTCACGTCGGACACCGTTGTACCCACCACTGGGGTTTCGAGCACCGCCACCCTTACGACCGAAGTAGTCAAGCATCGTCTGAGACGGCTCAGCCATTTCGAAGTTCCACGGAGCGCGCTCAGGGTCCCAGCCATACTCGACACCGGTAATGTGCCGGGAAGGGTAGAGTAGCACATAACCGTTGTGCTTAATGTCAATCCCACTGAAGCCACGACTATTCAGGTTCGCCGGGAAGGTGTACCCCTCGGGAGCCTTGAAGAACAGGTGCTGACCACGCTTGCTCACGCCACGGATGGTGTACTCACCTGTGATTTGAGTTAGTGTTGGCGGGATGTCTCCGCCTAGGGTCTCCTCTAGACGGTAGTAGGCCTCGTCACCGCCGTGGCGGGGGTCGATATCGAGAACAAAGAATCCAGAGTTGCGCGCCATGACCGCGATATTGTAGTCAGGCTCACGCTCCCACCAACCCTGAATCGTAGCCAGGTTTGTCGTGGCGTCATTCTGCCAGGAGGATACGGCTGCGTGCTTGCCGACATCCTTTGGGTCGTTATGCGCCTTGCCGCATGTGCATCGACCGTCAGGGCGAAGACCGTGCGTCGGAAGAATATTCCAGTTGAGGGTTTGGGCGTACCACAGTGCGCCGTTGAGAAGGGGGTTTGTGTCTGTCATGAACAAACCTTCGGGCTAAAAAACCAACTGTGTCGAGGCATTCGACCAGCATATCTCCCCAGAGCGGTTGAGTCAAACCAGCGAAACCGGGGGACCTCCAGGGTATCATACTCCGCTGTACATGACACTCCATTAGAACATTGTGATGCAACGTACAATGGAATAGAGACCCTTAACGATGGAGAGCTACCATGAAGTCACTGCGACAGTTCTGGAAGAACTCGCCTCCGGAGCAGAAGGACTACCTGTTCATCTACTCTTGGGGAGCGATCTGGGCACTAGTCTACTGCTTTGCCACCCCCACCGCAACCGTAACCCTGTTCAGCACGACACTTGTTCTGCTCTGGACAGCGACTACGGTGCTTGGTGCTGTCCTGGGAGTATACGGTCTGGTGAACCGAGACAATCTGCTTCTAGAACGCTTCGGTGTGAATCTGCTGATGATCGGCCCGCTCGCCTACTCGATCACGCAGTTTGGTCTAGCGGTATTCGGTGCAATCACAGGAATTGTGGACCCATACAGCCGAATCCACCTGATCTTTTTCGCCCTCTGGCCCTACCTCTTCCTCAACAAGCGTCGTCGCCAACTGAAGGCCCGCGTCAAGCTGGTCAAGCAAATCCCACTTAATGCCGAAGAACCAGGTAAGTAATTCATGTTCCAGTCGCTCCAGATTCTCGCCGCTGCTGGTGAGACTAGCACCGCTGCGGATGTCGTACAGCTCGTAATTACGGCTGTCGTGTCCGCAACGGTGTTTAGCGCGCTCATCACCGGTCTGGTGCAGTTTCTAATCAACCGACGCAACTCCCGCGTCACTGAGCGTAAGAACGCTGTAGACGAGGAGTCTGATATCGTGACCCGTTACAAGGAACAAGCTATAGAGGAGAGACTACAGAAAGAGTCTGCGGTCAATATGATCAAGGAACTCCTCACGGAGTCGAAGGAGCAGGTAGCCGCCCTGAAGGGTACTGTAGACAGCCTGAATAATACTATCGCGCTGATGAAAGACCTGAACACAGCGCAGAGTGACATCATTCAGCAGCTTACAAACGACCGTGATCGCCAGGCGGCTGCGCTGGAACGGGCTGAGGCCCGCATCACGGCGCAGAAGGAAGAGCTTCGACGCAAGCAGCAGGAGATTGAAGACCTCCTTGCCAACACCCGAACCCGTGAGGAAGCGGCCCGCATAGTCAACGAGACTTTCGATATTGCCTGATCTGTAGTAGAATAGGCGTCTGGAGGTATGACGCCTCCGCTACATCCGATAAGGAAGACATGGCAAAGTACATCTCAGACGCAGACCTAGCATCGGTTTCGCACCTTACTTCTCGTAAGGCAGCAAAGGTGCTCGGATGCGGAAAGTCTACCATCAATGATGCGCGGGCGCGGCAGCGGGCACTAGCGGCTACGCTCCCTCCGGTACTCCCGATCACTAAGCGTCCGAAGATTCTGGCGCTCGATCTGGAGAACAGCCCGAATATAGCACACGTGTGGGGACTGTTCAAGCAGAACGTCTCACTCAACCAACTCATGGAGTCGGCTGAAGTGATTTGTTTCGGCGCACGCTGGCTCCACGAAGATACAGTGGAGTTTCGCTCGGTACACCACGACGGCAAGGACGTAATGCTCCAGCGGGCGTGGGACCTGATCAACGAGGCTGATGCCGTTATGGGCTGGAACTCGAAGGGCTTTGATATGAAGCACCTTAATCGCGAGTTCCTAGAGGCGGGTATGAATCCGCCTTCTCCTGTGATCGACCTCGATCTAATGCTCACCGTAAAAGCAAATTTCCGTTTCCCGAGCAATAAACTGGACTATGTAGCCCAGAAGCTAGGCCTCGGAGCAAAGGTGCAGCACGAAGGCCACACACTGTGGGTCAAGTGTATGGCTGGCGATGACGAAGCATGGGAGGATATGCGGAAGTATCAGATTCAGGACGTTGACCTCCTGATCCCGCTCTACCAGCGCCTCCTGCCGTGGATTAAGGGCCACCCCAACTATGGCCTCTATTCCGGTGAAGCCGAATGCTGCCCGAACTGCGGATCGACCGCGCTTCGGCAGCAAGGTACCGCGAAGACCGGTGCAAGCGAGTTCCCTCGCTTCGTCTGCGGCAACTGCGGTAAGTGGTCACGCAGCTACAAGCGCGTCGGCACAACAGGCCAGAGAAGCTTCTAGGTGCAATAAACCGCGAGAGCGGCTGTCAGTTCGACAGCCGCTCTCGTGCTATTTGCTCCCGGCGTTCTTGTTCGGCGCGCTTCTTCTTCTCATTGAAGTAAGCTACAACTGAGTTGTGGGAACTGCGGGCCTTCCACTCGAATCCACAGTCGTCGCACTTCACCGCCTTGGCCTCATTCCACCTACCACCCTCAGGGAGCGCGATCTTGGTCGGACGGAGGCTATCCGTGTGTGCTCCACAGAACGGGCAATCCGGAAACTCGCCTCGGCGTATCTCCTTCCCTGTCTCATCCACCGATAGGGTAGCTCGGGCCATAGACTCGGTGAGTCCGCCTCGCGTACCATGTATGCGCTGATCCTCTAGCATGTCTCTGAGACATAGGTCTCGAACAGGACAATCAAAGCATATGGAAAGGGCCTTTACTTCGTCCCTTTCCTTCTTAATCGGATTATACCCGTCTTCGTCGGGGTCAGGATGGAACCAAATATCTTGCTCTACGAAGTAAAGCTTTCGGTTTTGTGGTGTGGTGCAGGCTCCGTCATTTCGCCAGTCTGGGTAAAACTCAAACGGCTCGCGAATCTTAATCGGAGTACTCATCTAGCTCCACCCAGGTTGCATCGGAAATGTGTCGGTCTAGGAACGAGTCTCCGGTGTAGAATTCTCGCTCACCTAGGTCCTCGAATACTGATCCATGGACGACGATAGCCTCCTCCAGAAGGGCGCGTGCGGCCTGCTTAGAGGGGGTAATGCCGTCTTCGTGGATAGTATCGATAAGGTCATTGATGTGGCCGTGGTTCTCGATATCTACCTTGGCAGGGAAGAAATAGATTACGGCATTATACTTGGTAGCGGGGAAGTTTGTTCCTTCCCAAAGCTCCCATCTAAGGGGATTCATGTGGCTCCTTGGTGATCGCGAGTTCTATCATAGTACATGAGCCCTAATAACGCAAACTGAAAAGCCCCCGGTGGTATTCCGGGGGCTAAATTCAGCCAACTAGGATATCTAGAGCTGTTGGTTGGAAGTGTGCGCTATCGAGGAATGGGGTCTTATCATCCGTGCTTCTAACGATGATGTCTCCGGAACGCTTCGCCACAACCTTACCGACACGACCATTTAGGGATCGTCTCTGATTATCGCTGAATGCATTAGGTCGCACACGGACTGTATCTCCTACGCGAACCATGAAACCGATCTGTACAGGCTTCCACTCTCGGTTGTCCTCTACCACGGCCTCATTCTTAGCGAGCCGTGAAAACAGCTTCAGAGCCTGGTCGTGCTGCGCCTGGTTCGGGAATTCGGCCTCTCCCCAGGCTCGGAGCAGGGCCAGTACAGCCTTACCTACCGGAACCGGGACCCGAGCGGCAGCAATTTGAGCCTCAGCCCAACTGAGGTCTAGTTCATCAGTCATCTTATCTCCTATTGACAATGAGGCCAGCCCTGTTGTAGGCTGGCCTCATGTCATTATATCAGGGCTTAGAACGGGGGCTGCGGGAATGCGGGGGCACCGGGGACCGGTGCAGGCGCTGCCGGGGCGGGAGCGGGAGCCTGCTGGTCCCACGGGCTAGCTGCTGGAGCTGGTGCTGCCGGGGCGGGAGCAGGGGCCTGAGGAGCCGGTGCTGCGGGAGCCTGCGGGGCTACAGGGGCCGCAGCCTGCGGGGCCGGGGGGATGAAGCCGGTAGGGGCGGCAGCAAGCGGCTTGTAACCGTCGATCTTGTTGCGGTCCTTTCCGCCAAAGTTATCGATGATAACCTTACCCAGGAACTCGCGGTCCTTAAGACCGTTCGTAATCTGGTCGTCACTCGGCTGAGCGCTGAAGAACTCCTTGCCAAGACCCAGGGCGTTCATCTTCCGGAAGAAGAAGCCCATAGCTCCAGCGGATTCCGGGGAGACGATCAGGTCATCCCAGACGAGACGGCCAGCGTGTGCGCCGTCCTGGACCTGCGCCTTGATGGTGTACTTCGTCTTGCCTGCCTGCGTCTGGCGGGTCTCAGCGTCCAGAACCTTGAAGCGATATTCGCCTGCTGGGATCGGACCGAAGTCCTGCGGTCCGCCGTTCTGCTTCGCCTCGTTGAGAAGGTCGAGCCAGTTAGTGGTGCTCATTTGTTGTCTCCTGTATTACTGGGTAGGGGTTTCAATTGGCTGTTCGGGTTGTGCTTCAACCCGAGGGCCGAAGATATTGTCGAGCATGGTTGTCACATTCAGGTTATCCTGCTCGACAATCTTGCCGAGCCGTCCCTGAACACGCTCTTTAGCCTCATACTTATCGGTACGCTCGATATACATACGGCGGACCGTGTACTTCGGCTGAGTCGGGTCCGGGTGGGGGAACGACTCGACCGAAATAGCTCCGAGGATATCATACAGGTACGGAGCCTGAACCGCAAGCTGTCCCTGAAGATACGGACGATAAACTCCATCCTTATCCTGCTTAGCCATAGCGGTAAGCACAATGGATTCGAGAGGGTTCGTGGGGTGGGTTGTCAGGTCACGGATGTTACGGAGCAGTCCACCCATCTTGCGGAGGACCTCACCCCACTGCTGCATCTTAACCTGCTCCTCACCAGCAAGCTGCGTGAGAAGTCGGTCCTGAAGCTCAGAAATCGAATCGATAATGAGCGAGCGGAACTGGTGCTGTCCACTACGGAGCCAGTCGTGGACTCGGAGCACGGTGTTGTAGTCGTGAACGATCACGACAGCCGTATCCCAGGAACCGTCAGCCACAGGAGGAGCCTCAGTCATCGGGTCCCACATTACTCTGTTAATGGGGAGGAATCGATAACCGGACTCCACATCTAGCAGCAGTCGTGGGTACGGAGCGGTTATGGCGAAGGTGCTCTTACCGGCACCCGATTCACCATAGACCAGCATGGTCAGGCCTCTATCGAGGGACATTTATTCGTTGCCCTTCTTGTCATCGTATCGTTCATCGGGGTTGCCAACATCGTAGAGGTCGGCAATTGCATCTTCGACAGCGCTGCCGTCATCCATCATTCCGCAGATTGAGAAGAACGGGCACTTCCAGGTGCAGTCATTGGAGGGCCGGGGATAGGCCACACCTTGGTGGTTAGCACCGGCATCTAGTGCGTCTTTGACACTCATCATATCAGACAGAGTGGCGTTAAGTCTAATCCAGAATGACCGAAGTGTGAAAATATTGTGGAGAACTTCTTCTTCCGCATAGAACGGCCCCTGAGCGCGGGAAGTCTGCTTGTTCTTCTTGAACAGCGTGAACAGCGCTCCGTCGGCGCGGTCCTCTTCGGTGTTGTGATAGGCGTCCAGGGTCATATACGTGAGAGCCTGCTCATTAAGGTGCAGAGTGCTGGCATACTGATTGAACGTCTGTCCTACGGTCTTGAAGTCACGAATGAGACGCGTGCCGTCAGACTTACGACGGAGACGCATGTCGATCTTTCCACGAAGAACAACTCGGCCTTCGAGCATTGGCATTTCGAGTGTTTCTTCGTTCGAAATGATGTCATATTGAGCATCGATACCGTTCTCTTCGATCCACTGGATATAGCCTTCCAGCATGATCCGGCCCATCTCACCTTCGGAGTTGAGCGCATCCTCGTCTAGTCCTTCGACTAGGGCTGTGTACCGGTCGGCCTCCAGCAGCTTCATGTAGGCTTCGAGAAGGTCTTCACCGTTATAGAATGCTTCTAGTGCACCGTGGACTCTCGTACCAAGAGCAAGAGGGCCGGAAACCTTCTTCTTTTTCGGCATTAGATGTCGGTAGTACTGGAGATACCACTTGCGCTTACAGTCCTTGAACGCCTGGATTTCGGAGTTAGAAACCTTGTAGGGCTCTCCTATATTCTGGGCTACCACGGTACCACCTGTTCCTCCGCCAGCAGTCGAGCTAGCTGATCTTGGTCGCGTACGACCTCTTCAAAGTTGAGTCCCTTACGCTCGATAGCTTCAAACGTCTTGTACTGCACGGTATCCTTAGCAAAGTAGTCTACGATCAGGATGCTCTCGTGAATCTCAGAACCGATTCGGTGCACACGGTCGTTACCCTGTAGGTAATCGATAAGGGAGTACGGAATCTCGGCGCGGAGAAGAACGGACGCAGCGGTGAGCGTGACACCGACACCGCCAGCCTGTGCAGTATAGAGGATAACCTTCGTCTCTCCGCGTTGGAACTTGTCGATAGCACTCTGACGTACGTCATTGGAGTAGTCTCCCGTAATCATGCCGTGTGGAATCTTAGCCTTCTCCAGGCGAGCGCTGATAAGCTCTAGAAGCTGCGAGGATACCGCCATAACGGCGATAGACTGCGTGCCGAAGTCCCCCTCGATAATGTCATTTGCTATCGCCTCAGCCGTACTAGAAGGCTCTGAGAGCTTGACTCTGTACTTCGTGTATCCGTGCTCATCGAACCCATCTTCTACCATCTCTGCGTACGCTGTAGCAAACTGCTGGAGGCGCTTTGCCTTAGTCAGTGGAGTCTTCACGAGGAGATGTCCGCCGTCAACTGACGCGATCATGCTCTCTTCCATCTGCTTATACGCGGTCTTCTGCTTCGGTGACATCTCTACGATGCGGACCTGGTTCAGAATCGGCGGCAGGAACGGCAGAACAACTTTCTTCAGCATTCTCCGCATTCGTGGATTGAGGATATCGAAGAACTCTTGCTGCTTATCTGGCATGAGCCCGAGGATCATCGTCCCGCCGAATGCGTTGTTCTGCTGGATTACGGTACGGTCCTGCCACTTTTGCCGTGACGGCCACTCTTCCGGACTCAGCCAGTGCATGATTGCCCACAGGTCGGAGACGTTACCGGACTGCGGTGTTCCTGTGAGGCCAAAACGAATAGGAGCATCGCCTGTAGCGGCCCATAGAGCGCGAGTCTGTGCGCTCTTCGGGTTCTTAGCTCGGTGAACCTCATCAGCAATAACCGCCGAGAATTCGATCTGATTCAGTTCCTTGTTGTGAACTTCACACCTAGCGGCGGTGATCTTCGGGTCAGCGCCTCCGTGCTCCACGCACTTCTTCAGCGCCACGGAACCATACGGTGCTAGGCGAGAGTGTAGCTTCAGAGCTTCCCAGTTCACCACAATCACGTGCGGCTTCAGGTCGCCCTCTTTCGGATTCAGGTATGACTCGAACTGCTTACGGCGAACCGCAGGGGTTCCATCAATGATGAGAACCCGTATCCCAGGCCACCACTTCTCGAATTCTCTCTGCCAGTTTACCTTTAGGGTGCTCGGGCACACCACGAGCGCCGGGAACGATGTAACGTCCTGGCGGGTAAGTTCCATAAGAGCGCGGATAGCCTGAGCCGTCTTACCGAGGCCTGGCTCATCTGCAAGAAGAGCCCGCTTAGCGGTAGCGAGAAACTTCACTCCTGCTCGCTGGTGCGGGAATAGGTCAGGATCGCCCTCACCCTCCGGAAGTTCCGCGAGGTCTCGGAGCACCATCGCTGGGTAGACGCGATTAGTATATTCCTCCTGAAGCCATGCAGTCAGTTCTGCATCAGGCTCTAGATCACGAGGAAAACTGTTCTTGATCTGGACGCAGGATGCCCACGAGAGGGGCATCGTCCACCCCTCCTTTTGCTTCTTGAACCCAGCCCCGGGCAGAGTCGTGAGGAGCGGGTTGTACCGGAGTTCTGATTTCAGCAGAATACGTACACCCGTATCGTCTCGGTCGATGGAGGCGTGAACAGGCATTTAGATTTCCTCAGTATTAGCGTAGTAGAGAAGCACATCGCCATGGCAGGCTTCGGGTGCACAAAAGCATACCAGGTCTTTACCTCGTAGCTCAACTCGAACTCGATCAAGAAGCTCCGGGGTGTCGATTAGGTACGCATGAAACTTAGCGATAACCTCTTCCCGGTCACCATCAGGTCCGATAACGAACGGGTTCCCCCACGGAGAGGGCCGTCCGATATAGACCGAGGGACCGGGAAGTAGGCTGTCATGTTTCTTATTCAGAACTCTAGGCATTGTATATAGAGTAACACTTACACGCCCAAAAGTCAATCCAGTAGACGGGTTGGCATCCAACCGTTTCCCGACATATAGAGGAGTCCGTGTCGGATTGCATCATTCGCGTGATCCGCGCCACCCCTGTGCCAGTAGCCGAGCTTCTGGAGAGCCTTATTCGGAAACAGGTTCATCGCGTCGGCTGGTTTCTGGAAGTAAATTTCATCCGCAGAACGTCCGAAGTCTCGCATCGTCTGCTTGACTGTGCCGATGATTTCCGTAGACCATTGCTGCGGAGACTTCTTGGCAGTTTCGGTCGTAACTACGAACCGTTCCACAACAACTTCCAGTTGAGGATACGCAGCCATAATACCGCGAAGCATAGGGATGACATCATCCACATCTTGCTCGGCATGCCACTTCAGCTCCGGCTCTCCGCCTGGGTCGAGTGAAAATACGCAGACACCGCTCTTCAGTCCAGGGTCTAGGGCGTAGATGTACCTAGTGGTCATACTTGGCACCCCAGGTAGCAAAGTATTCGCCCCGCTTATTGGCAAAGTCGCAGCCAGACGTGAGCGGAACGGCCCAGCCCTCACGAGTAGTCATGCACTCCTGAATAACCGGAGCCGCATCCTTAATGAGGTCCTTCGGAATGGAGAGCACGATTTCATCGTGTACCGGGACAACCATGAAGGGCGTCATACCTGCCGCGTCCAGCTTGCCGAGGTTCATCTTGAACAGCTCAGCAGCCGTACCCTGAATCTTGTAGTTGGTCAGCGCGTAGAGTCGATCATCGTCAGCAGGAAGCTTTCGTCCTGTAACCGTCTCGACGTAGGCAACACCTTCTCGGTCTAGACGTTCCTGGCCCTCACGCTCGGTTCGCTTCTGGAACTGCTTGATTCCGGGGTACGAGCGGTCGAAGGCGTCAACCACTTCCTGCATGTCGGCTTCCGGTACGTGAGAAGTCAGCGCCATTTTAGCCACGCCCGCGCCGTAGAGCTTGCCGTAAACGGTGGACTTGATCAGCTTACGCTTGTTCGCATCCTTGTCCTTGTCCAGCGTGGGGTCCTTATATACGTCACGCATAATCTCGGTGAACACGTCGCCGCCAGTGCGGTCAGCCTCCAGGAATAGCTCAATGAGCGCCTGATCCTTAGAGAAGTTCGCCGTGAGACGGAACTCAACCTGGTCGAGGTCCGCGCTTACAATGAACTCATTCTCGTTACGTGGAAGGAACGCGCGACGCACGAGCGGGTCGCCGGAAGGAAGAGTCTGTAGCGCCGGGTTGGTGATGGACATACGTCCGGTGCGAGCTTCCAGCGTACGGATTTCTGGATGCAGAATGCCGTCTACAGCGTCCTTTTGGAAATTGTAGAAGTAGCTGGACGCTAGCTTATCGGCCTTTCGTACGTTGATAACGAGTTCCGCAAGCTCACGAACGTCAGTGTTGCCGTCGCGTACGAGGAGGTCAAGCTGCTCCTTGTCTACAGAGGGCGAGCCGCCACGTGTGCGCTTCGTGATTTCACCGCCTAGAGCCTCGAACGCGCGGGCAAGCTGGGAAGGTGAGCCAATGTTGTAGCCGTATCGGCTGTACGCCATACGCTTAGCTTGCTCGGTGTACGTCACAAGCTGGTCGTACTTGTCCTGAGAGTATTCCAGGTCCACACGCGCGCCGTTGATTTCCATCTGCGTACAAATGCGGCGGTTGTTCATCTCCAGATCGTACGGCGTGGCTAGCTGCATGCCTGGCTTTACGTGGGGGTAGAAGTGGTCCGTGAACAGGCGAGTCGTGATAACCGTGTCAAGTGCACCATACTGCCAGTAGATACCGAAATCAGTCGGGATAGTGCCCCATGTCCACCCGTTCTTCGTCATCGTCTCATCGAGGAACGACTGAAGCGCCGAGGCTCGGGGGTCGATAAGGCGGCTAGTAAGTGCCTTCAGTGCGTGCGTCGGAGAGTCGGGCTGGATAACCTGGCTCATAATCATCGTGTCATGGGCGTTGTGCCACGGCAGATCGTACTTCGACTTTACCGCAAGCCACTTTGCCTCGAAGGCGATATTGTGGGCGATTACGGGACCCTGATAGTGATTCATGGCTTCATAGAAAACCCCAGACCACTCGGCCCATGGTATTGCCCAGCCTGTCTTACCGTCTCCAACCTGTGCTAGACGGATGTCTCCGTGCCAGGGGGATAGTGCGCCCTTCTTATCCTTACCGGGCTTCTCGCCGGTTTCAAGGTCGATAGATACAGCATCCAGCGGACGTGCCTCACCTAGCCAGGTGAGGAAGCGGCCAGCCTGCGCTACGCTATCGACGAGTTCTAGTTCGGGGTTACCAAGACCCTCGTTAACTATCATCCCCGTCATCGTATAGGTCATCCTCGTCATCATCGTCTTCGCTGGTGGTGAATTCCACCATGTAGACTTCTTCGTCCCGAGAGTTTACCGCATCCAGTATGAACTGCGCAACTATGGCCGTAGACTGCTTCTCCGTGAAGCCGCAGTCACGCAGCTCATCGAACAGCTCCTTGCCTTCCAGGCTAATCTCACGAAGATACGTGACAGCGGGAAGTGTCAGCGGGAGGTCGGGCAGCTCGTCCATGAATCCATTCTACACCCTGAGGGTATCTGAGAGTTTCCTGAACGAAGTTGTAGTGCCTGCCAGAGTGTGCTACCATAGACGCATGCGTACTTATGAACTCGATTTTCACCTGGAGCCCAGGTAGGGGTCGAACGCGCGCAAAAAGCAGCCTAAGACCTCGGACTTGACAGCCCGGGGTCTTTGTGTTTAGCTAGACAAGCCTCGCCAAGAGCGAGCAGACTTTGAGAATTACATAGAGTAAGATCGGAATGTACGCAAGCGGTATGCGGCACGCTTTGGGGGCGTGAAGTCGGGAGTTCGATCCTCCCCATTCCGACGAGTTGACATCTCTGACACCTACGTGCTAGAGTGTCAACGTTATCAGGGTGTAGCTCAGCTTGTGTAGAGTGCTCGCTTCGGATGCGAGAGGTCGGGAGTTCAAATCTCCCCATCCTGACGAGACAGAAGGGCGGTTCGATTCCGCGTCTTGCCTCCGGGCAGGATCAGTGTACTGGGTGCACGCTGTCGTTCCGGAATATACGCAAGAGGTATGCGGCGAAGTTAGGGACTTCGAAGTCGCCAGTTCGAATCTGGCTATTCCGACTGTGGCCGTGCCGACTGTTGGCATGTCGGGGCAGGCTGTGAACCTGTTCACTCGCGAGTTCAATTCT